CCATAGGTTTTTCTAATTTTAAAACACCATCTTTTTGTTTTGTTTGTTCATTTACTTTTTCAAATTGGCTGTTTTTAAATACATCTAAAGAATGTTTAGAAGAAACAATATTTAAATCCATCCTATTGCATCCTTCAATCCATTCAGGAATAGCAATAGTTGTTTCAATACCAGCTGTAAAACCAATATTATATTTTCCAATAGGTTGAAATTCATTAGGCACAGTTACTTGAGCCCAAATTTCAGGTTGTTTAGGTAATTGTGGAGATGTTAAAATATGTTTTTCAAGAAATTTCCATTCAGGATTATCATTGATAAATCCCCAAGGTGTTTCTCCCCAACGTTGGGACATAACTTTTACATCATACCTATCAAGTTCAATAATTGACTTGACTAAATCTCGAGAGCGAGCTCCATAACCACTGTAAGTGTCAATAGGGCAACTAATTATAAATAACGGTTTCATTAATAGATTAATTTATGTTTTAATGTTCTTTTAGGATAGTCAGTAGCTTTAATAAATTCAAATTTTTCTCTAGGAGTCCATGTATTAAATAATTCATCAAATGCTTCAATAACACGTTTAGCTTGATGTTCAGATGTAAACCCGGCTTCATCACTTACAGCCCATTCTCTACCTTTTAAACCTTTTGCTTTACGATCTTCTTTACTCATATTATAAACTTCAAGAATACGTTCTGTAGCATCTTCCGCTTCACATCTATCATCAAAAATATAAGGTGTTGGAGGAGAACCTACAATTGAACGTGAGGTTGGATATACGGGAAATGCCCATTCACCATGTTTTTTATAAGTGCCTCTATGGTTTGAAGGAAAATTTTCATCAAAATCAATCCAAGTACCATTCTCAAATTCAAAACGCATTTGGTCTTGCATACCGCCTGTTACATTGGCAATAATAGGTAAACCACATAACATAGCTTCAGTTAAACTTAATCCCCATCCTTCATTTGATGTTAATAGAATTTGAACATCAGACATATTATATAATAAACTCATTTCATAGGCACTAGCTCTCATGTTAGTAAAGACTACATTGTTTTTATATTCATCTTCAAAAAACAAATCAATAACAGCAGGCAAATCAGTACCATGCTCACTTACTTGCTCAGTATGAAGTAACATTTTACATTTTTTAGCTTTTTCTTTAGGTAATTTATCTAAGAATAGTCTAAAAGCCATTAATGCGTCTGGAATTTGTTTACGGCGAATGTTTCTTGAATTAAAGAAAACAATAAATTCAGGTTGTGACTTACCAAATAATTGTTTTTTTAATGAAACTACATCAGCATATTCTTTATCTGTTTCTTTAATAGATTTAAATATTTTATCATTTAATCCATGAGGAATGTATTTTAAAATTCTATTTTTAGCTACATCTCCCAATACAATTCTATTAATATTTACTGTTTGTTTTGAAATACCCATCAACAAATCACAAGCCTCATAATATGGTTTATTATATAATGGTGCTGGATAGTCATCCCAAATGTTTAAGTAAGTAATAGGAATTTGTTTTCTAATTTCATTTTCAATAGCAAATAAGAAAACAAAATAGCGTGGATCTGTGATCAACATAATAGCATCAGGTTTTTCAATCTGAATTAATTGTCTAACAAGTGTTGGATCTCCATAACCATCAACTGGATACATTGATACAGATGAATCTGTAAGCCCTGAATTTTTATTAGTATCTTCAGAAAGATCTAATTTTCTACCTTTTTCAGGATGGGTCACTGCTCCAGCAATATTTACCCAATTAAAATGTTGTGCTGTGTGTAACACAATTTCTCTAGCGACAGTTGCAATACCTGAGTGGACTCTGATGTCATCACAGATAAGCATAATCTTCTTCCTCTTTTCAGGAGGCAAATAACCAAATTTATCTTTCATGTAACTTTAATTTTAATCTTTAACTTCTAAATTGTTATGTGAATGTACTTTTTTTCTAAAATCTTCATCAGTAAGATACAAATGAATAGTGCGATCAGCAAGCTTTTGTAGAGAAAATTTGTACTTAACACAAGCAATTTTAAAACTTTCAAATAACTCGCTCTGTACTTTTACAGATGTTAGAGTCATATCCTTTTTATTTGTCATAGCTTTTATTTTTAATATCGTATATAAATATATTAGGATTCTTTAAGATATACTAGCGTTACAAAGTTCCTTTTTATTTTTAAAAGGACAATACATACAACTATATTTACTAGGATTAGGTTCAAACACTTTATTTTTATGTGAACCATCATGATTAAATACTTCTTCTATAAATGAATTAATAGTGTTAGTTGCTTTACCCATCTTGATTTTACCACTAGCTGGAGTGTATTCTTGTATTCTAGATATAGGAAATGGTGATTCTTCCCATATTTTTCTTTTAACAATAAAAAATTCTATTTCAATATTGTCTTCAGGTACCCCAAATTGTTGACTATAAAACTTTTTATAAAGGACTAATTGAAGTTGTTTGGTTTCATCTTTTTTAGTTTTTTCATCCCAACCGCTTCTAGATGTTTTAATATCTATAATTTTAAAAGTATTTGTTGGTTCATGATACAAAACAACATCCAAGTATCCTTTATATAAAATAGTTCTAAATTCAGGATGAGGATTAAGTAATAGAGGTACTTCACAGCCTACTAAAAACCATCCTCGTTTACCAAAATACCCACTTCGTTTTTTCTTTACAAAATCTAAAATAGCTAATCCATCTTCATAAAACTCTCTCATTTCAACAGGATCAGAAAAATGAACATTTTTATTAAATTTGTAATCTTTTAAATATGTTTCTCTAAATCGATCTTCAAAATATTCTTCTATATTAATTCGGTCCGCTTCAGCGCCACTAACATCATATATAGTTGTTATATAATGTTGTATAACCTCATGTAACGCAGTTCCGAATGTCATATGAATAGACTGTTCAGATGTATAATAACCGTCTCTATATTGTAACGACCATTTACGTGGGCAAGACAAAAACATAGACATTTGACTATAGGAAATTGCTTTTTCAGTAGCGTAATTAATTTCCTTTAGAGTATGTTTTTTGATTTGTTTTACAATTGCAGGTATTTTTTTCTTTCTACTCAAAACTTATTTTTTACCGTTCAGCATCTGAATTGTTTTCTCTAAGTAGAGAGCTAAATCCATTGCTTCTTCTTTGGCGTGTTGTAAATATTCTAATACAGATAAATCAGTTCTGTCTAAAGTATTATTATATTTGTTTTTACCCATTTCTGCTCTTTTAATATGCTCATCAATAACTGAGTCTACAATTGAGTCTGTTTTAGGAATGGTTCTTGTATTTAAACTTGGAGTGTCAAATGTGACTCCATAAACATCACTATTTTTTGTCATTTGATTTCTTTTAATAACTTTTTAATTTCCTTATCATCAACTCCTGATTTCTCAAGAATATGTTCTATTCCTTCTTTTTTAAGAATATACAAATAATCTTCAGCTTCGCCTAATGATATTGTATAAAAATTAGCTACATACTGTAGCAATGAATTACTAGGCTTCTTTTTAGAAGATTTAATGTACTTGAGGAAAACATTCTTTTTAGGTAACATGGAGCAATAGTATTTATAAGTTTTTTCTTTATCAGGATAAGGGATTCTTTGGCCCAAATTTGCAACCTCAGTGTATCCTTCATACATACTTACAAATCTATGAACCATGTAAGAATTAAATGATTCTCGCTGATCCTCTGTAAAAGAAGCCCAGGACGTTTTGTTAGTAGTAATTTCTTTTAACCAATCAAATATCGTCACCGCCGTATTCTTTTCTCAATTCCTTAGGTAAAGTTTCAATTAGAATCTCTCCACTTTCCACATCATAAAATACAGGAATAGGAATAAGAGCATCTTCATCAGCACCTACTACAAAACGAGAGACTTTACGAAGGATAACTCCTTGACTCCAAATTTTACCTCCTGATGGAGTTTCTACTGATGTTGTCTTTGACAAATCAATATTAATGTTCATTTGATTATTTTTCATTTTCTTTATGTTTTTTCCATTCTAAATAAAATCCAACACCAACTAATAAATTCATACCTAATGATGCTGCTATTTCTTTTATATCTTCATACACATTCATAGTTAAGTGAACATGACCCACCATCCAAAAAGGTATAGATAAGTTACTTGCTACCCAAAGTATAAAAAAGTGTATGAATTTTTTCATATTACTCTTTTACTTAAAATTAATGATAAAATTCTAGATAGCAAAGCCATTGCATTTATTTCTTTATCAATTCTGAAGTTAGAATGGTATTGGTATTCTTCAATATAGATGATTACTTCACCCATACTAGTAGGAGCATATTTATCTACATTATCAAATAAAAATCTAAACAAATCCTCAAAGTCATTAGCTCCTGAATCTGCTATAATTTGTCTAATGTTATTAAACGATTTAGATGTTGGTTTGCATAGTTCCATGAGTATTTGATTTTTGTAGTTACTAGACACTAATATGTTTTTATCAATAACTACTTCATCGCCTGTTACACCCATTTGTAGTGTGTTAAGCATTTTACGTAGGTCAGGATAAAATTGATTAATAACTAATTTCAAATCATCAGCTCCCATTCCAACATCTTCTTTTTTAAGAATGTCTATGATGTGGTAAGCAATATCTTGTTTAGATGGAGGTACAATTTTAAGTACCTGGCAACGAGATTGAAGAGGATCAATAATACGCTCAATATAATTACAAGTCAAGATAAACCTTGTAGTACGAGCAAATGTCTCAATAATGTTTCTTAATGACGCTTGCGCTTGAATTGTAAGAAAATCTGCTTCATCCAAGATAACAACTTTAAGAGGCTTAAACGATGCCACAGACGAGAAGCCCTGGACCTTATCCCTAATAGTATCAATACCACGTTCATCGGAAGCATTAATATAGAGATAATCGCAATTAAGATTATTAACAATAAGTTTAGCAAGAGTAGTTTTACCGGTACCAGCGGGACCATAGAAAATAAAATTTTGAATATCATTCTGTTCAAGATACTTTGAGATAGTACCTTTAATTTGTTCGTTTCCTACATATGTAGAAAGATTTTGAGAACGATATTTTTCAACCCATAAGGTATGTTGTTTAGTAGTCGCCATATATGTTGTAACGTTTAGGTTCTGGTTCTTTAATTTCCACTTCTGTATTTAATATAGCATATAATTTACCCTCTTCCAAACCTAGTTTGAAGGATTTAGGTTTGATTGTAGCTATTTGATACCAAGCTTCTAAGGCATCTGTTATAGATTTTTGAACCTCATTAACATTACTTACCTTCCAGTTATCACCTGGTGGTACACGATAAGCAATTTCAATTAATTTTTCTTGTATTTCTGTTTTGCTCATAACTTAATTGATTTTTTCATGTAAGGCAGTAGACTATAATAAGGATAATTTACTGTTGTAATTTCGTTGTGTTTAGATAATCCAAAATATAGATTATGATCATCACTAACAGCATCAGGTACAAAATATACTTTTACAATTGTATACTCTATAGCACCTATATAAATGGTTTTTCCTATTAAGTCTACTGCGTCTTGCATAATTTAAATTTACATCATTCCCATCATACCTCCAAGCCCATCATCGTTTTTACTTTCTTCGGGCTTGTCAACTACAACAGCTTCTGTTAATAAAATAGTACCTGCTACTGAAGCTGCATTTTCAAGTGCAGTACGAGTTACTTTAGATGGATCAATGATGCCTAATTCTCTCATATCATCAAAATCTTCTTCCATTAAGTTAAACCCATACCAATAATCACCTCCCGTTGCTCCAGACAATGCATTATAGATATCTTCTAATTCATAACCAGCATTAGATAAAATTTTCTTAAATGGTTCAGCACAGGCATTATAAACAATCCTACCACCAATACTGTTAACATCCGTAATTCCATTTCTAGCATGTAACAAAGCCATTCCACCACCAGGTACAATTCCTTCTTCTAAAGCAGCTTTAGTAGCTTGTAAAGCATCATCTACTCGGTCTTTCTTTTCCTTCATTTCTGATTCAGTAAATCCACCTACATGCACAATTGCTACACCACCAATAAACTTAGCTAAACGTTCTTGTAATTTTTCGCGTTCATAAGGAGATTGTGCTTTATCAATTTGTGATTGCAATTCTTCAATACGGTTTGTGATTTTATCTGAATTGCCATTACCATCAACAATAGTTGTTTGTTCTTTATTTACAGTAACAACACGTGCTTGACCAAACCAATCCCAACTAAATTTATCAAGTTTCATACCTTTTTCAGTACTGAATACTTGTCCACCTGTCATGATAGCGATATCTTCAAGTAATAATTTACGACGGTCTCCAAAATCAGGAGCTTTAATAGCAACTGTTTTCAAAATACCTCTTGCTTTGTTCACAATCAAAGTAGCTAATGCTTCACCATCTACATCTTCAGCAATAATAACCAATGGTTTATTTTGGTTAGATACAGCTTCTAAAATAGGCAACAATTCTTTTACAGTAGTAAACTTTTTATCAGCAATCAAAATATAAGGATCATTGATAGTAGTACTCATAGTGTTATTATCAGTTACAAAATAAGGTGATTTGTAACCTCTATCAAACTGCATACCTTCTACTGTTTCAAGATATGTTTCTCCATTTTTAGATTCTTCAATGAATACAACACCTTCACGACCTACTTTTTCCATCGCTGTAGCAATCAATTCACCTACTTCAGGATCATTATTTGCTGAAATAGTAGCGATTTGTTTAAGTTGTTCTTCAGATGAAATATCTTCTTTAATATTATCATGAATGTAGTTAATTACTTCTTTTACTGCTTTATCAATACTGCGTTTAATTTCAACAGCGTTTTCACCATGGTTAAGATACTTAAGACCTTGTTTAGCCATTTCACGAGCCAACAAAGTTGAAGTAGTAGTACCATCACCTGCATTGTCCGCTGTTTTAATAGCTGCTTGTTTAACTAATTGTACACCTAATTCCTCAATTGGATCTTCCAATGTGATTGACTTAGCTACTGTAACACCATCTTTAGTTGATTGAGGAATACCTCCGTTTGCAATAACCACATTACGTCCATTAGGACCAAGTGTTGCTGTCACAGCATCTGCTAACTTATCGATACCATCAATCATTTTTTTCCTTGCCTCAGGGCCGAATTCTATAATTTTGCTCATATTAATCTTTATTTACTTTTGCTAAAACTTGATTCTCAGGACCGATCCAATACTCTTCACCTTCATGTTCTAATTTAGAAAAACCCATTGTAGGTAATACTACAATATCTCCTTCTTGAACAACAGTATCAATCCAAGTTCCGGTCACTGAATAATATCCTTTACCTACTGTTATTACTTTTCCAAGTTTGTTTTTTTCATTTCCCAAATCGGGAACAATAATACCACCATATGAAGTTTCTTCTGCCTCCATAGGTTTTACAATAATTGCGTTATATAATGCTTCTAATTTCATAATTTAAAAATTGAATTTTTGATTGAATGACTCAACTACACTAGTATATTCATCAATATACTCTTGTAATGAATCATATGATTTACTATTTGTTTTGTCCTTAGCAATTGATTTTAAAGCACTTCCTAAATTGCTGTAATGACCTACAATTTTGTTATAATCTTTACCTGAATCACTATAGCGAGTGTCAGGAGTGATTTTAATATTTACAGTCATACAATTGTCGTCCATTGAAATGAAATAAGGTTCCATAATAGGATCATTAATAAAACGGGTATATTCTTTTTCGGTAGTCATATAATGTTAATATAACATTTTTCTTTTAAGATTCCAAACTTTCTTTAATAAGTGGTTGTTCATCTTCAATAATTTGAGCCTCCTCTATTAAACGAACAAACCAAAACATTCCGTCTTTTCTAAATACATTTGTTGTATTTGTATAACCTCTAAATAAATTAGTATCAATTCCTGTATGTTCAGGAATTACTCTAATAACATGATATAAATCATCTTTAATAGTAATTAATGGAATACTCATATTATAACTCTTTAGCAATTACATAGTATTCACTTTTAATACTTCCGTTATCAAAAGCAAGTCTCATAATTCCTTCTAAATTAATTCCCATAACACAATTAGCTACATCTTTATTACAATACATGATTTCTTTAATCAAGTTAGAATTATAATGAGCTTTGAATTCATTAGGTAAATTGTTAGTGGTGATGTCGGGTAGGTAAAAAGATACTTTATTTGAGTATTCAATATTTCCTCCAAACAACATTTCTAATTGCAAATCACTATCAGCGTTTATAAACGGTTTAAATACAACAGTGTCAGTATCAGCGAGTGCAGATTTGGCCTTGATTATAGCGTTTATACTCTCGTTATCTAACGTGGCTTCAATATTGTATACACCATCACCAATATATTCTCCTGCTTTAGGAATAATCATATTATCAGCTAAAGCATAGTTTAGAGTAAATTGATTATCTGCTACAATAAGTTTAGTAATTAGTTTATGTTGTTTTATATAACTTAATTCTAAATAACCATTTGTAATAGCTAATAATTTAAGTAATTGAGATGTATTACTAATAGCTACTTGTGAATCTTCTAATTCAAAGTTATCACATGTTACTGTTCCAATCATTGAATTGTCTGGAGAATTGAATTTAATGGTTAATTTGTTATCTTGAATGTCCCATTTAACTCGTTCATTCATTCCATTCAAGTAATACTTGGAAATAATCGAAACTAAATCTGCTTTATTAATCATAACTTATTTATTATATATATTTAAAATTTAAAAAATTTATTAATATTGTGATTAAGTACTACTGCACCCCATCCTAAATCTGAATATAATGATTCTAATTTGTTTTTCAAAACTGAATCAAACAAACCATCTCTATCAATATATTTTTCTATAAACTCCATTAGTTCTGGAGGGTCATTAAATCCATTGAAACCAACAACATCAATTCGGTATGGATTATCTTTTAAATAAGCAATATACATTTTATCACCTATTTGAAATGTTGGATATTTTTTATCTAAATTTTTAAATTTCAGAATGTCATTATAAAATATAGCTGCTTTAGTATTAATAGGACATTTTGATCCTAATTTAGAAAATACCTCACCAGCACGTGGAGGAGAAGCTAAATACTCACTCATTTTCTTTAAACCAGTAGGTTTAAGAATTTTCCTCCAATCAATAGTTCTTAGTTCAGTTCTAAAATCTAATATTTGTTTATCAATATCAGTTTTAGGTTTACCAAACATAATTTCATTAATAATGTTTTCCCCAAACTTTCTAAATAATGGTGGGAAATTAGATTTCATTAGATCCAAACCTTTAACATCCAACTCATCTACAGGTACACCTTCCTTGTTAACAATATGTTGGGCGTATCTCCTCTTACCTGCAAAATAACCTCTATCTAGTACAACTTCTTGTTTTAACTCAAAATAGTGAGTTGCTTTATCTCCTAAATTAAAAGCAGTTTTAGCAAAGTTACCAATAAAATCATTAGCCATTTTTTGCAACTCATTAGCTATAACTAATATCTTATTAATAACATCTTCTCTATTATTAAAATCAATATCTGGATGTCTTGCTATAAGTAAATCTTTACATTGGATAAATAGTGAGTCAGTATCACTAGTAACAATATAGTCTTTAGGAATTTCATTACCTAATTCTTTATTTAGGTATTCATTCATGTTCCTAATACTTTCTTGTAATAGTCTTTGACCTGATAAAGTGATGGCTTTACTAATGAATTTATTTCCATCTGTGTATCTCCAACCATTTTGAGCAAATACACCATAAACATCATTTAATTTAATTTTATATGCATGTTGGCGTCTATCATAAAAGGCACCCATAACAGGATCATTATCTACCTTATATGCTTTTTTCATTAGTTTTTTATATTCTTGTCGTTTAGCAAACCAGTCAGCTAAGATTTCACAAACCACACTTGACTTATCTTTCCTAAACAATACACCAGGAGCAGATACAATTAAATTATTTTTTTCAATAATATTGATAATTTCACTTACAGTTATTTCAGAGCGAGCTAATGTTCTATCTTTTCTAACTTTTTCAATATAGATAATTTTATCAGGATTCATTGATTTAAGTTCCTGAAGTGACCATTGGTTGTCATATTTGTCTTTATTTACAATTCTACCTACCAATGTTTCAATACCCATATTAAGTGATCTAATAATAGAAGGATACAGTGATGTAAAATCTAAATCAATAACCCATTCATATAAACCAGGTACAGGATCTTTTAGATAACCACCAGCATATTCTTCCTCTAATGTTCTTAATGCTGGGTTGTAAGTAGTGGGTTTATTAGGTGAAATAATACCTTTACGTTTTAGATAAGTTAAAATAGCACCTTCATTCAACATAGTTGAATAATAGATAGCTTCATATTCTGTATGACATAGATGACCAATTGTAACTGTTAACTCAATAAACTTCATTCTGTTTTCAAGTTCAACAATAATCTCTACATCTCGTAAATTATACTCAATAAACGTATTAGGATCTTCTTTAAATAATTTATCAAGTGAACCTTGATATTCTATCTTTTCTAATTTAGCATATTTTTTACCTATATCACCTAAACGATAAGATGGTTCTTGTTTCATAATATACTTTTTAAATAAAAGCATATAGTCAAGATGATTAATACCTCCTAAATTAACTGGTTGG